TGGATAATATGCTCCGGTCGCGCTGGCGTTTGATACAAGAACAATGCCTGTTGCCATGTCTGTCTCCGATTAGGCCGCTACGGCTTTGATAACCGCGAATGAAAGAACCACAGCCTCCGACAAATCGGAGCCGCTCGTAAAGTTTTCCAGCTGAATTCTGCAAGACCCAGCAGCCACCGCCGTCACGTTGAGAGTGTAAGCGTTGGCCGTCGCGGCCGACTTGATGTTCATCACCACCACATCGGTCGCCGCAATCGCGCTGTTCGTGAGCGTGAAGCTCACCGCAGTCCCGCGGTTGAGCGTGGCATTGTTCATCACGATCTCGCCGCAAATCTTATTCAGCGTGACGCCGGTAGACTTGCTCGAGGCCTGCGTAACCGTGCCGCCAGCGCCCGTGCCATAGCCCACGCCGGCCGTCTCATTGATCGACTTGACCGAATTGCTGGCCGTGACCGCACCCGTGAGTGTGGTAACACTTGCGACCGTCAATGCGCCCGCGAGGCTCGCGGTGCCGGCCTTCGTGACGCGGAACTTGCTGACGCTGCCGACTTGCAGATCGATGAGGTCTGAGCCCGCATCGGATGCCGTGTCGGTCACATCGATCTTGAACGCATCGAACGCCGTAAGGACGTTGTTCCAGGTAACCGTGATTGAGGGCAATGTGCCGCCGACCAGCGCGGCCGGGGTAACCTTCTTGGTTTCGCTGGCACCGAGATCAACGATCGCGAGGACGTCGCTGGTTGCGGCAACATCAGCCTGGGCGAGCGAGGTGAGCTGGGTAATCTTTTTCGTTGCCATTACATCCCGCCTCCAAGCAGCTTGGTCGTCGCAACACCGCCCTGCTGGCGAGTCTCAGTTGTCGACATCATGGTGGATGCGCGGCCTCGACGCCGACGCAGACGGGTTGATTCAATCTCCCGCTGCTTCGCCATGTCCGTTTCGGGAGGCGGTGGCGGGGGCTCAATCTTCGGCATCTTCGGCTTAAACAGACCAGACATGGCTCACCTCTTGGCGCACGTTAGCGCGAGTCTATCCAAAGACAGCGTAATCTGCTACTGCGATACCCGGTGCCTGTCTCCGTACCGTCCCGCGGAACGGCTTGCGTCCCTTGGCGAGATATCGGAAAGCGTCCGCAAAGTTGCTCGTCCAATCGTGGAGCGGCCGATCGCGGAACCGCTGGAGCTTGTCATCGTACTCCCTGCGGTATTGGCGCAAGGCATCGATCGCTCGCGTCATTCGGGCCTTGGCATCGTCCGGCGATTCACCAGGGAACGGGTCTGGCGTGGCGTTGAACTCGCACGCCGGCAACATCATTCGCGCGGCTTGGATGCCGTCATCGATCCCGTCACGCTCGAGTATGCGCGGCTTGAGCCCGTAGCCCGCGGCAGTCTGCGCCCTGGTTGAGCCCGAGCCCCACTCCTGCACAGCGCCATCGTGCGGCCAGATGTGCTCACCGTAGACGTAATCCATTGCGAGGAGCTTCTTCGCGTACCAGTCGAGCCCGACGCCCGAGCCCTCGAGCACGTTGATGATCCGCACCTTGTGTCCGACGAGCTGATAGAACCAGATCACCGTCGAGTCGCCTACGCCAATGTCCCATGCGGTGCCGACCGGCTGGCCGACAATGTGCGGGAACGAACCGATCCTGCCTTGCAACTCCGCCGATCGCATGAGCTCACCAAGGTAACTTCCTGGTATGTCTGCGTCGAAGTCGCAGTAATACTCTTGTCGGATGATGGCTTCGGCTTCCTTGTCGCCGCGCTCCATCTTGAGCTCTTTGCGCTCGCGGTGGATGGTCTCCATCGGGATCGCATTCGTGTCCTCGACCGTGAGCACTTGCCCGAACCAGTCTGGGTCTGTCCTTGCGTATTCGACCAGGCGAGCAAAGTGGTTCCGGCCCCGAGGCGTCGAGATGAAAATAGCCCAGCCGTTGTTTTCAGCAAGGATCGGGCGCAGGAACGCCCACGCATTTGGGTCAGCCATCGCGTACTCAGAGAACACGACACCGACCGGCGGAGAACCGACGAGGCTGTTGTAGTTGTCCGAGCCTACGACTTGCCAGGTGCTGCCATTCTTGAACCGGATGAACATATCCTGCTCGCGGGTTGTCTCGCGCAGCTCCGGCGGGAATGCGTCATCGATACGTCTGCGGCCGGTGTTTGGATTTATTCCATCCCACAATGCTTTTCGAGATTGGCTGGCTTGAGGGAGCATATGCCATATGCTTCCTACTCGCGTCATCGCGCTTACGGCGGCCCAATGAAGCGCCACTTCATCTTTGCCATGCCTTCGCGGCCACGCCAAAGCAAGCCTCCTGCATCCATTCTCAAGAGCTACCCATGCCGGCAACTGATAGTCGCGTGGCTTCCATCCGTTCGCTGGCAACTGTATAGTCTGAATTGGCATTGTTAGGAGTCAAGGATCATATGGAAAATATGTTCAAAACGTCAGAAGCAGTTCGCCGATCATCTCGAAAATACGCCAAGAAACCAGGCGTCCTTGAACGTCGCCGAGAACTTAACAAAAACTGGATCGAAAAAAACCGCGAACGATACAACGCGGCCAAGTCCGAATATCGATTCAAGTTGAAAGTCGTTGCAATTAGTCATTATTCGAACGGAACCATGTCTTGCACTAGATGCGGATTCAACGCAGATATTGATGCGCTTTGCCTCGATCACATCAACGATGACGGCGCTCAACATCGGAAGCAACTTAACATTTCCGGTAGAAACACAACCAGCGGCACAACAATCTACGAACGGTTTAAAGCCCTTGGCTGGATGGATGGGCTACAAGTCTTGTGCGCCAATTGCAATACGATTAAAGAACTTCGCCGTAAACGCGGCAGAACTTCCGATGAGATGCTAGAGGCAACCAAGCATCCAACCAGATGGCGCAAGCTATGAATTCTGGGGATCTTCCCCAAACCGAACCACGTTGACCGTCAGACCTATGTTGCCCGAGTGTTCGACCTCGGCCTTGTCGCCGTATCGCTTGGGCAGGAACCTTGCGGCAAACCACTTGCGGGCATCGAGCTCGACTCTGGCCTGCTGGGCGTCGATCACGCCGTTCCGCATATCCTCGATGGTTTGCTCGGCCTTCTCGACTTGATCCTGCGCCAGAGCTTCCAATGCGCGCGCGTACGTGTCACCAGAAGTAACCTTCAACGCCGCCGCTCGGAACGTCGCTCGATTGATTCCGACTTCCCGGCAAGCGGCTGCTTCAGCCATGCCGTCCTCGACAAGCTCGAGAACACGCCGGACTTGAGTAGTCCGATCCTCGGTCATTACTTCTCCATTAACCGTTGGGTTGCTTGCCCATAAAACCGACTGAACTTCCCGCCCTTGTAGTTTTTCGTGATCTCAATCGCTTTCTCGATCTTGTCGGTCTTGATGAAATCGCCGGTCTGTAACGCCCGATCCATTGCCTGGTCAAGCGGCAGTTCGACATACCGATTGCCTTGCAGAACAACGGTCGGGAATGCGTAAGCCTTGCCATCTGGCCCAATCTCAGCGGCCATCCTGTGCGTCTTGATCTCCCCATCTCTGGAGACTTCGGGCATCGGGTACTTCTCTGGACTCAGCGCGCGCTTGACCCAAGGCACAGAAGCATTGGCCTTTAGGATTTTCTGGACACTTCCCTTTCGGGTTCTTGGGTTCTGCGCGGGCATTACTTCTCCATCATGCGCCGGGTTGCAGCGCCCTTCTTGGATGCAGCTTTGCGCTTGACCGAGTACGCGATCGCAGCGGCTTGCTTCGGGTCGCGGCCCGCCCGAATCTCGGCGGCAATGTTCTTGCTGAATGCGGCCTTGCTGGATGACTTGACGAGAGGCATGGTTATTTTCCTTTGTTTCGTTTGCTGATCGCCGCGGCCTTTGCCCTGGCATCTTCCTTCGAGCTCGCTCCCCATGCCCGTAGCGCGAGGGCGAGCCTGGTTGGTTGTCCCTTTTCGTCCCTCATCGGCCCCGGTGCAGCGCCCATCCTTGCGAGAAAGCTGGCTCGTCTAGGGTTATCGCCCGATTTCACCGGAGCCTTGAGGTTCATGCCCTCGGCCTTGGCAGATCGGCGACCGGCCTCGTTAAGACCGCCCTTTGGATTCTGTCCGGCCTTGCGTTGCCAGGCAGGCGTTTTCACTTCGATCGCATCGCCGTCTTGACCGATTCGCGGAATGCTTTGGCGGTCGGTGCGCCCTTGCTACCAGGCTTGCGCATCTTCTCGCCGCTACCGGCCTTGATCCGTTCGCGCTTGGCGTGGATGTTTGCGTAGAGTCCTGGCTTCATGCTGCCTCCGGTGGTCGATCGGTGGGCGGTATCGGTTTGCGTACCTTCGCGCCCCTGCTGAACGTCAATATCGTGGCCGGCTCCCTAACTGGTTCCGGGTTGCACTCCAGACACCGCACCCAGTCGCCGTGGCCGTCCGCAATCCAACCGCTGGCGTTGCAGTTCTGGCACAAAATCGGTCGGATACCGTCGCTCATGTCAACAGGTTGAATGTCCAGTAAACAACCGCGGAAAAGAGTCCCGTCAACACACCGACAGAGACAGTCGAGTACAGAAACCAGACCGCATCAGCTAGGAATCCAGCTCGCGTCGGTTCGCTTGTAGCACTTGCCTCGCCCATATTGATGGCTCATGGTCACGGCCCCACCTTGCGATTCTACGCAAGATACGTTCGTAATCAAGCACCGTCGCGTGCAGCTCTGCGATCGTCGCCACGTTCTCGAGCTCGTCGATCCGAATCGTAATCTGCTGCTGCATGGTCTTTCCTCACGAACGGCGGTACCCAATCATCGTCGAATCGAAAGGGTTCCGGCAACCCAAGATCGACGCGGCCGAGCTCCCGCTCGAGAGCGGCGAGGTGAGCCCTTGCCTGCTTGATTTGCAGGATGATGCTGGTCTTTCTCAGATCGCGCGTCATCGATAGCGTCTCGCAAGAGTTTGCGCAGGAATCCTGCGTCTCGGTGTTCGATGATTGCTGCATGATGTTTCTCCTGTCTGCATTTCGTTATGTATTTCGTGCCACAGACCTCGCAGGTCTTTACCTTTCCGGCAGCTCGTTCCGAATCAGCGGCATCGCGTCCTCGAGCCTCATCATCACTAGCCATCCTTTCCCGTCTCCTCGCATCGCCACCACCGGAATGTCGCCTGGGCCACACGCCTCGGTGATCTGATCCATAAACTCGTACACCGAGAGTTTCGCTCGTCGCTTGCACTCCCAGCGGAACTTGCCGGTCTGTATGTCATCGCCGCCGTCCCTGGCTTGACCTAGCTTGCGACTGACCACCCAGCCGAGCTGTTCGCTCAGTATCTTGGCGAGCTCTCTTTCTCCCGCCGAACCCTTCCTGCGTTGCATTTTGCTCACTTGACCATCCTCTCGATCTCCGCCTCCAGCTGTACGATCCGCAGTCGCAGGATGTCGGCCTGTACCCACATACCCCGCTGGCAAATCTCCGCGAGCGCATCACGCACCTTGTGGTCGACGGGTTGTCCGTAGCCCCACGGCGCAGCCTTGAGCTCGTCCTTCCACGCACCCGGTGGGCTGATGTCGTCGATAATCATGTTGGGTTCTTTGTTCGGTGACGCAGCCGATCAACGCCTGGAGCGCCAAAGAGCTCACGCACCAGCTCGATGATATGCGGGTCGGACATTGCAGCTTCAGCGCCAGCCTCGCGGATCAATTCACCCGTGCGTGCCTTGATCCTTTCGCGTTCGTCTGGGTTCGCCCTAGCGAGTTTGGCGTAGAGGTATCTGAGTCTCTGTACCGGGCCTTCCCTCACAGCTTCCGACCAGTACGCCAGGGATTGATTGCTGTATTGCTCGCTTCGGTTGTCGGGCTGGGCCTTCGGGCCCGACTGCCCTACGCTCGGCCTGTAACTGTATTCGTCACCCATAGCATTCTCCTAGACTAGTTATTGAGTTGATGACTGATGGTGAATCCGCACGGAACTTAGACGGAATGCGCCTAAGCCCAGATCGTGCGGAATTGATGACTGACGGAGCCATCCGCTGTCGGCTACTTTTCACAGGTTGCCCTGCTGTGGTTCGCGCTTCCCGACGACACGCTGCGCGTTCAGAGGCCCACCGCCCCGGTCTGAATTTAAGCTGGTTCTGCGCGTTGTTACCCCGACCAGAACAGCCGAGGGGAGAGAGTGTTTGACAGGACTAGTACACCGTACTAACCTATCGATACTCTTCTTCCCTGGAGAGAAAATAGATCGGCCCGTCCGATCCGTCAAGCCCCCGCCCATCGGGGGTTTGTCGTTTCTGGGGTTCACGCTACCCGCAGCCCGGTGCGCATCTTGCGCAGCAGCCTAGAGGTCGAACGGTTCTGCTCCCCGTTCTCGAGCTCCACGATCACCTCGCGGTGCAGCTCACGCAGCCGGTACTTCTCTGGCACCTGCCCAGCCTTGACCCAGCGATTCACGAGCGCCCTGGTAACTCCGTGCGCCCTGGCAGCTTGAGCCTGTGATCCGTACTTCTTCAGCATTTCGTCAATGGTCATGTCAGTCTCCGTGTTTACCTTCGGCAACTGTAACCACAAAAGATTTTAGATACAAGTGTTGACGCGCCTGTTGCCGTTGGTATACGCTCCATTCCGTCGAGCAGAATAAAACACGGAGATACTCATGCAATACGTTCAACACGACTCAGTATCCGGCACCACCATCGGCCACGGTTATTGCGACAACTGCAACATCGTTGGCCCGGTGTTTGAGGGGCTCGCGATGGATCACCACGGTGACGTTTCCGATGCCTACATTTGCAGCACCTGCGCCGAAAACGTGGTGTCGACCTGCATCTGCTGTGACCAGCCCGCCACCCACGACGACTGGTGCGCCGAGCACGCGGTTGAGTGGCTGAACGATAACCCCGAGGATATCGATCATTGGTTGTCGCTCGGTGGCCGCTTTGCCGCTATCGCCAACATTGCTCTTGAGGAGGTTGTATGACCGCTATCGACTGCGCCATCAAGGCCGGCCGCAATCGCGAAGCTCGCGAGGGCTATATGTCCAAGGCCCGCGGCGCCCAGGTCATTGAGGATCGTCGCTTCTACGTCGGCCTCGCCCGCGCTTGTAACAAGATCGCAGTCACTTGGTTGCGACTCGCGAAGGAGCGCACATGAATCGCCGCCCGCCATACCTACTGATCGCCGCGATCGTCGCAATCTACTTACTGGCCGCGGCCGTTGAGCCGTGCGATGGCCACAGCTGCGCAGGGGAATCACATGAATCCGTGGAATGACGACGACAGCTGGTGGCACCACCAGGACGAGCTGATGCAGGAGCTCGAGGAGCAGGAGCGGATCGACGCCTGCAATGCCGCAATCGCAGAACTCAAAGCACAGGAGAACATCGATGCAATCTGACACCATTGGCGCACTCGCGCTGGCCCTGTCTAAAGCACAGGCCGACATCACCGGGGCGCTGAAAGATTCAGCCAACCCTTTCTTCAAGTCGAAGTACGCAGATCTGGCATCCTGCTGGGACGCCTGCCGCAAGCAGCTCGCCGCCAACGAACTCGCCGTCATTCAGACGGTCGAGGATGATCGCCTGGTCACGATCCTCGCCCACTCCAGCGGCGAATGGATACGCTCGGCCTGCCCGATCCGCACCAAGGATGACAGCCCGCAAGCACTCGGCAGCGCCATCACCTACGCCCGCCGGTATGCGCTCGCCGCCATTGTCGGCCTTGCTCAGATCGACGATGACGCCGAGGCAGCACAGGCCCGCGGCCGGAAGGATGGATTCGACGCCGCACTCATGGACAAGATCGCCGGCATTAAGACGCTCGCCGATCTGACCGTGCTCTTTCAATCGTTACCCGAGCCCGTTCGCGAGACGCACGGCAGGGCATTCACCGCCCGCAAGATGGAACTGTCCAAGTGAAACAGACAGACGCCATCCGCAGTCATCTGCTCGCCGGCCACGCCATCACCCCGCTCGAGGCGCTCGACAGGTTCGGTTGCTTACGCCTAGCCGCACGCATCCGTGACTTGCGCGCCCACGGGCTCGACATCGAGACGGTCACCCAGCGCCGGGCAGGGAAGAGCTTCGCGGCATACCGTATCCGTCCAGCCCAGCGTGAGATGTTTGCCATACTGGAAGAATCAACACGATGATCTACAGCCACGCAGGGGCTCTCCCAGCGCACCAGTACGTCTGGGTGCAGCCCAATGCCCTAGGCGAACACGACTGGCTACAGGGCGTCTGGTTCGGGATAACGTGCTACCCCGGCCGGGCGTTCGGTTGCCACGTTCTGCTCGAGTGTGGGGCGGTCTACCGTAACGTGCCGTTGCACATGGTTGCATCGCGTAACACCGCACCACCCTGGACTGCCGCCGAGGCACAGACCTGGGACGCCTACGGTTATCAGTTCAGTATGCTCGAGTACCCATACCTCGCCAGCATGAACGGCAAGGTACGCACCCGCGGCGGCGAACACGCAGGGCATTACCTCTTCACGCTTGTCCCGATCGGCGATCCCTTCAGCGCCGCACCCACCCAATCCAAGGAGTTCTACTTGATGCAGCTTACGAACGGGCGCTACACCGCCCAACCCACTAACTACGTCCTGCTCGAGGATCGCTCGTTCACCACCGAGATCGCGTGGCCGACCTTCCTGCGCCGGCAGACCGACTGGCATTCAGCCGAGGAGTAAACATGGAACTTCAACGCACCGCCGAATGGCACGCCCAGCGCCTCGGCCTCGTGACCGCCAGCCGCATCTCGGACGTTATGATGGCCCCATCCGCGGCCGGTTATCGGAACTACCAGGCACAGCTTGTCTGCGAGCGCCTCACAGGAAAGCCTACGGAGGGCTTTAAGAGCGCCGCCATGCAGCACGGCATAGACACAGAGCCGCTTGCTCGGGCCGCTTATATGGCTCGACAGGCCGTTATCGTCGAGGAGGTAGGGTTTATCAATCACCCCGACCTTGAGGCAGGGGCTAGTCCAGATGGGTTAGTCGACTCCGATGGGCTCGTCGAGATCAAGTGTGTGCAGCCCGCCACCATGCTCGACTTCCTCGACAGCCGGAAGGTGCCGGCCGACCATGCGCTACAGATTCAATGGCAGCTCGGGGTCACCGGCCGGGGCTGGTGCGACTATGCCGTGTACCAGCCATCGCTGCCCGAGCGGCTCCAGCTCGTCGTCATCCGCGTCGAGCGTAACCAGCCGCGGATCATCGAGATCACCGAGCGAGTTACCAAGTTCTGCGAAGAAGTTCGCGCCCGTGTCCAACGCCTAAAGGAGATGCTATGAAACAGTACGACAACACCAACACCGGGATTCTCGGAAACAATGACCGCAAGCGCCCAGACCGCACAACCGGCGACGGCAAAGTGCTTACCGACCCAGACTACACAGGCTCGATCAATATCAACGGTATCGAGTATTGGCTGGACGGTCGGATCAAGATCTCCGGCCCGAACTCGAAGAAGCCTGGCGCGGCCATTATTTCTCTCAAGGTACGAATTAAAGACGGGATGCCAGATCGCAAGCCGGTGTCAAAAAGCGTCGAGCTGACCGAGGAGAACTGGCACAAGCACGACTTTCAGGACAGTAAGGTGCCATTTTAAGTGAGGCGCGTATTCCCCAGAGGCACGCCACCCGAGCAGATCGCTGCCGCGGTGGCCGTGCTGGTGCGCGATCTCGACCTCACGCAATCGTGGCAGGTGTCGATTGAGCGTTATAAACCCAAGCGCAGCGACCGGCAGAACTCGTTTCTCTGGGCCGTGGTCTATCCCTCCTTCCTTGAGGGCGGAGGAGAGATGCTCGCGGGCTGGAGCAAGGAGGACTTGCACGAGTATCTGCTCATGGAGCACTTCGGCTCAGAGTCGCTCAAGATTGGCGGCAAAGTGCATCATCGCCCGTTCCGCAGATCGAGCGGGCTGAGCAAGATAGAATTCCGCGACTACATCGACTTCATTGGTCAGCGTGCCGCAGAACTCGGCATCGTGATACCGGAGCCCAGCTATGGCGAATCTGCGTAAGGAGGCCCGCGGCCGTGCTTGCATGGTGCGTATCCCGGAAGTGTGTACCTGCAATTCCGAGACGGTTGTGCTCGCGCATATCCGCATGGCCGGCGTCTCTGGCATGGGACTCAAGGCCGACGATCTGCTCGGTGCCTGGGCGTGCTCTGCTTGTCACAGCCTAATCGACGGTCACAACAAGTCGAGCTTTACCCGTGAGGAGCTGCGACTCGCGCACCTCGAGGGTATGGTGCGTACCATTGCCCAGCTAAGGAGGGAGGGAAAAGTTTAAGCCCAGGGTAATGCCGGAGTGATATGCGGCGGGTTGATCTTGCGCTCTAGGTCGGCAGCAACTCGAGATTCAGCGTCCGCTTTGCTGACGCTTTCCCAGACCCATCCAAGCACGGCACTTTCTGTTAGCTCGCCATAAGGTATGAACGCCTCACTCGGGGGTGGCAAAAAGCACATTCCCTGTGCGCTTGCCGTGTGCCCGTCCCTGGAATCTAAGCATTGCCAGTATGCCTTGTGAGCAACGTCAGAGCGCCCGTCATACTGAGGGAAGCAATCTATCCTGTCGATCTTCCACGTTGTCATTGCGGGCTCCATTAAGTTAGCGCGGCCGTTGATTTCCAGCCGCCGTTGTACACATAGATTTTGTTGTTGGTCGTGTCGTAATACATCGGCACGTTGCCAGTCGGATTAGATGGCGCGCCAGTTGGCGCACCTGCAGCAGCAGGGATATGCGTGAATCCCGTTGTCATGCCAGTTGATCCTGCAGCCACTTCGGTGCCACCGGCAAAATAATTTCTTGCGGTGCCACTAGCAAAAAAGTTCCAACGATTTGATGAGGCGGCAAGATCGCTAAAAAATCCGTAGTTGTTGGTCGCTCCGGTTGTACCGGATTGCACCAAGAACCCGTATTGATCGGTGACCGTTGAACCTGCGCCAAACGTGCCTTGATTGACCGTAAAGTGTGCTAATGACGATAGCGTAAACGAAGCGGCTTGCGTGCCTACAGAGCTTCTGACGACACGCGCCGCCGATGTCGTTCCGCTTGGCACGGCACCGTCAATTTCTACCGCTAACGTGACCGCGCTATCGGTCGGCAAAGTGCCGCCAATCTGCACAGCGATCGCTGCGCCAACGCCGCTGCCAACGCCGATGCCTACGTCAACACCCGTCGTTGGAACATTAACCAACGACGTACCGTTGAGTTGCATATCTTCGTATGCAAAACCACTCGGCTTTGTATTAAATGCCATAGTTCATCCTCACGGTGATAAGTAATCAAACGAGATTTCAATAACGTCGCCCGACGCCCAAGTGTAGGGCCAGCCAGCACGAACAATCTGCGCTCCGTACCCAATCGTAAACACTTGTTCTGCTGCGCCTATGCTGGTAACGCCGACGTAGTTATAAATGTTGCTGTTCATACGCATATACGCGCCGGGAATGTACTGATTGTGTACGTTCGTTCCTAAGCGCGGCAGGCTGAACTGCCATCCGGCGGTGCCGTCGCCAAACGTCGTCGTACTGCCCATCACAAGACGGAAATAAACGTGAACCAAGAACCCGTTATAGGTCACGGTTGTGGTCAACGAGCCGTTGCCTAATGAGGGGCCGACACCTGTTGCTTGATTCCATGTGCAAGTGTAGGAGCGCTGGCGGTCGCAAATGAAGGTTGCAGCGACACCACCCGAAGCCGGAACGTGAGTGCTGTTATCAATCGTCAGCGTGTCAAACTGGCAGTTGGCCAGCATCAAGCCTTGGCAACTTGTTAGGTTGGTCGTGCCAGAGATCGGTACGTTGGTGATTGAGCTATCCGCCATCGAAAGCGTCAAGGTGCCAGGATTGGACACGCGCCCGTTGGCAATCTTGTTCACCGCGCAAACATTAAACGTCGGGCCTGTAATGAAACCTCGGCAGAAAAAACCTTCGATGGTCGCGGCGACCGTGTTGGTCAAATCAAATTTGCCGCTGGACAACCAAATGTTGCTCAAAAAACGCAACACGTTCGTTGGGTAATTTTCGCCTAACTTGATAACGGCTTGGTCGGCAAACGCTGAAATGCGATCTGCCGTAAAGTTCGTCACCATCGTGCCGGAACCCGAAGTGGCTTGCCACTCCAGCGCCATACCGTAACTGTTAAACACGCGGCAGTCGGTAATGACCTGCGCCACGCCGCTCGCAATGTAAATGCCTCGTCCCGTGTAAGACGCGCCGTTACCGTCAAACGAAAGGTCTTCCAAATGGCAGTAGCCCACCATGTCGATGAGGTCGCCATTGAAACCTTTCTTGATGATGGACGCGTTCTGACCGCCTTCGCCAACAAACGCTTGGTTTGCCAGCATCGTCAATTTGCTGCTGACGAAGTATGTGCCTTTTGGGAAAAAGACTGTACCGCCAATCCCTGCTGCCGTAATCGTGGCATTAATCGCCGCCGTATCATCGTCTGATCCGTTGCCGATCGCGCCAAAGTCCTTGACGTTTCGATAGTCCTTGTTGGAATTGATATTGTCTGCAAGCACCGCGCCGGTCGCTGAGAATTTCAAATATTTAAGGGCTCGATCTGAAGAGTTGGGTAACGTCGACGAAATCGATGTCGAATCCGTCAGCGGGAACTTAACCGAGCGATCCGAGGCTTCCTCGAGCTGCTGCGTCAGCATCGTGAGCTTATCGACCGTCTGCTCGAGCGACTCAGCCGGCAACCGATCGTTCGGCAGGAAGTCCGTCTCCTGTGTGTAGGGGGCGTTGCGGATAATGAGCAGCGTGGCTCCCGCGGCCGGGGCTGCGGTCATCGTGACCGTGCCGCCAGAGGCCACGCCAGCGCCGGTCACCGTGTAGTTGGTGCCGAGTACCTGGGTAGTCTCGACGCCCGCCGAGGAGCGCAGCACTACCAACAAGTGCGCGCTGGCAAGAAAGTAGAATGGTACGGGGAACGCCACCGTGGCGCCGTTGCCGCTGTAGCTCACTCGGGTTGTCGTCGATGATACGGTCAT